ACTGACTTTGCTAAGGCAGCATCAGGTGGACTACCCATCTTACCTAATTTTTGTCTGACCTTACGCATCTTGAGTGCGTCAATATATCTCAACTCAAGAATTCCTTTCTTAGGATTATCAAGGTCAATTACTTTATGATAAAAAATTCGTCCGTCAATATACCACGAACGAATTATTTCATGTGCTCTATTGTCAAAGTTAATGAGTCTTTTAATATAATCAAATTCATCTCTAACTTTCTTCTTCACTCCCATACCAATATCTAGATTCTCTAGATTTATATCCACGCAAGAGTCATTGTTATCAGAAACAACAAACTCATTCACAATCTCGTCAACAGCAGAATCCACCTCTGGATGAAGAGCCATGTCCCTATATCTACGGATTAGCTCGTACTCATTCCTAGCGGTGGCATCTGTGTCTACGTATGTTCCAAAGTAACCGCCAGCCGCAATAGAGACTGGTTCATCAGCAAGAGGAGGTACTGGTGATTGTCCTTTCTTCTCAGACTTGCGATTAATTTGAAAGCCAAATAGTTGACCCATTATAATTTAACCAAGTGTTTCCTATTGTTATTTAGGGGATGGCGATTCCGCTATCTCCAGCAACAGTGTCACTATCATCTCCAACAGTCCAGTAGGAGTATTGGAATTCAACTGAGAATTCTTCTATCTGATCATTACTGTCATAAGCAAGGTCAATTGCAGAAGCACTTACGGGGAATGCATACCACAACTTGTAAGATCTTAGTTCAGATCCATTTGATCTTGCATCTTTTTCTAGTTGTCTTACTACAACACTACGTCCATAAACAGATGGATCAATAACATTAGCAGTGTTTGCTTGGTGTGTATTGATATCTTTTAACCATGCTTCAAAATAAGCACGTGTTTTCATCTCTTTATCATTGATGAATGTTGCAGACCAGTTATCAAATGTTCTGTCTCCAGCAATCTTTACTGTTCTTCCTCTGAAAGGAACTTCTATAACACCTACGCTAGATGCTGGAAGTTGAGCAGACTTACACATAAATGTAATAAGCTCATTGTCAACATCAAGTGTTTCAGGGAACGAAATGTCCACCTGAAACATATTAGGTCTTACACCTTGACTGACCCTTTGTAAAAATCCTGAGACGTTGCTTGTAATTGCCATTGTTTTAAATGTCCTCTTCTTTTATATATTTAACAAATTAGCGTCCGACTACTTCAGCGAACGAAACTCCAGTTCTAGTAGCAGTAAATGTAACTGTTACATAGTTGATGGAACGAGCAGGTTTGATGAAGAGTTCCGCAACGAATTCGTTACGGTCAATAACGTCTGCTGTGTTGTTTGATGTATCACAAACAACAAGGAAGTCAGTAATACCCTGCTTTGCTACGATATCATTTAGATATGCATTGATTGTTGATAGGAATCCACCACGAGTAACTTCATCGTTAATCTCAAATAGAATTGCCTTACCAAGATTCTCAACTCTCTTCTCAATGTTGAGGAAGAGACGGCGAACATTGATACGATCAAATGCGGAAGGTGATGCAAGAGCAGTCTTGTCACCAAATAGTACAGCACCTGATCCAGGGAATGTAACTATTGGGTTAACTCTGTTCTGATAAAGCTCGTCTCTATCTGCTTTGTTAGGATTGTATGCTAACTTAACTACGTTACGAAGACCGCCACGTGATAGTCCAGCAGGTGAAATCCAATCAGCATTTGTAATTGAAGTGTTTACACATAGACCAGCAACGTCACCGTTTGTAGCAACCCAACGATACTTATCGTTGAAGCGATCATAAGTGTACTTGTAACCACTATCAATAACAGCATATGATGTTGATGTTAATGTGCTAACAAAGTTCAATATATTTGTTCTTTGTTGTACATTTGATAGAGCAGCGTTACCACTTCCAATCAAGTTTCCTTTGTAAGGAGAAACAAAAGCAATACAATCTTTACGAGCAGCAGCAATTGCAATTGCTTTTTGTGCTTTACTCTTAGTATTTTCTTCTGTTCCAAATGATCCACCAGCAAGAACAAAGTCAACCTCTGTCTCTTCAGTGTCTAGGAATAAATCATAAGCAGATTCTATCTCACCAGTAGTGTAAGCATAGTCATCAGTACCAGCAGATAATGCAGTTACATTAGAAGCAGCTAGTAAGAACTTAGATCCTGTAGCAAGTCCACTTGAATCTACACCAAATGCAACACCACTACCTGAACTTGCTGGTTCAATAGTTCCTGTTAGAGCACCACCGTGGAAAATAAACTGAGAATTATTATTAACAATATCTTTATAGTAAGTAGAACCACCTTCAGTACTCTTACCATCAATTAACTTAGAAAGATATGTTAGTCTTTCTACAACTGTATTAGCAGCACCAGAGACATCTCCAGTTGTGTCAATTACAGCAACGTGAACTTCATCATAAGAAATACCACGAGAAGAAGCATACTCAGAAGTACCAGGACGAGGACCAATTGCAGATAATTTTAATCCAGTTGAACCGATTGAAGTATTTGTATACCAATCTTTAACTCCAACTGCTTCAATATTATCATTAGATACCGCAGTAACTTGTACTGTTAGATCGGCAGTAGCACCACCTCCTAGGTGTGACTTGTCAACTGTTACTGTTCCTGTTGTGTATCCAGTACCACCATTAGCAACGCTAACTCCTGTAACTAAACCTGTACCATCAATTACAACATCTAGAGTTAAACCTGTACCACCTGTGTTACCAGGATCAGTTGGAACACCGTTATGGTTTCCTACCTGTGTACCAACACCTTGATAAGCAGTGTGTGTAATAGTTGTTACAACACCATCACCAGGCTCATCATAGTAGTCACCTACTGTGATTAGAGATGAAGGGTTGTCAAGAATAACTGCTAATTCCTTAGTAGCAGCATCCCAAGAATAAATTCTTCCAGCTTTACCAGCAGTTGTAGTAAACGCTGTATTCTGTGTAGTAGTTGCAGGAGCAGACGCTAATGTAAGAATCTGATCAGCACCACGGTCAACTACAACAACTGTCAATGAGTTACCCCATGTTCCAGCAGATCTTGCAGCAAATATATTTGTATTACCAGCACCAGCAGTCCAATCAGCATCGTTCTTAATAGGAACAGTTAAAGCTGACTCTCCAGAAATAGCATTTAATGCTCCTGTTTGAGCACGTACTACTGCTAGTTGTCCACCGTATCCTAAGAACTCATTAGCTACTAGCCAATCCTCTGCGTTTGCATCTTTAGGTGTTCCAAAGACATCTATAAAATCTTTTTGACTGGATATTGATGTTATTTCACCAATTGGTCCTTTCTGAAAAGATGACGCAAACGCAGCAGTAAGAGCTGAATCTCCTACGATTACTGTATTCGTTAGGTCACGTTCTCTAAGAACTACACCAGGCGAGACTTGACTTGCCATGTTTTTCTCCTCTGATAATTCCAAATTTATCTGTAAGTATTTAGAATATCCAGTAAGTCAAGAAGTCAGCGACCCTAGGGGGTATTCAAATACCCCTAGTAATTCCACATGTATGATACTTCTTCTTGGGTATCACCATAAGCCCATAGATCCCCATCTCCATCAATGAATGTATCATCACCCATCCCATCATCTACGAAACCAAAAGGAGCCATGTCTTGTTCAATTTGATTTCTCTGTTCTTCATAAATTCTTCGTCTGACATCTTGATCTGTCATCTCTTTGAAATAGTCTTGCATGACCAACCAAGAGAATAATACAAGACACATCACTAGGTCATCATGATACCCATCATCCGCTTCCCAACATTGTTTTCGCTGAATGAAGGTTGTTAATTCTCTGAGTATATCAAAGTCTTTAAAGGTTAACTTGTCATCTTCTATGACTGCTTTCAAGTTTGCACAACCTTGTTTCTTAACTGTGATACTCATCTTCACACCCAGTTGAGTCTTGGTTCCAGAGAACCCTTGACCAACTACTTGACCTGCTCTACCACGCATTGCACACATCAATACGTTAGGATATTCTAGATCATAATTTAATGTTGCTGCTATACTATCACCAATATCATTCACTTCAACTAGGATATACGGGAAGCGATACTCTTTGGCTACGGAATGAATTACAGACGGAAATAGAACAGGTTTGATTTCATTATTTCTGTATTTTGCCACGATTTTATACGGTAACGTGGTAATATCAAACACGACAAAAGCACTGTAGTCGCCACCGATACCTCTGGCAACATCCACAGTGATAATATATTCATGACCTTCTTGGCTTCTCTCGTATACGTCAAGTCCTGCATTGGTTGTAATTGGATCTTCAAATGGGATAGCTTGTAGTTTAGATGGAGCGATGAGAGTATCAGCAGATCCAAGGAAGTCACACTCAAACTCCTGTGCAAACTGTCTCTTAGATGTGTTCTTTAATGTTTCCTCTTTCCACTTGGCATCTCTACCTGGTACTTGTGACCAGTGTACTTCGTTGGTAGTATAACCATTCTTACCATTCCTAGCATCTTCCCACATCTTATAGAAGTGGTTCATACCATTGGGTGTAGATATGATTATGACTTTCGTTGACTTACCAGAAGTAATAGTAGGATATACAGAAGCAAAGAACTGTTCTGCTACGTGGTTAGGAACGAATGCAAACTCATCAAGGAATAGTATGTTAAATGACATACCACGAACCGCACTAGCAGACGTAGATGCTGCTAGGATCTTTGATCCATTCTCTAGTTCAACATTACCTTTGTTCCATACTAGGATACCATGTTGCATCCACTTAGGAAGATTCTCATAAGCAAGTTGAAGTCTACCTAAGAGTTCCCTAGCAGTAGATGCTTTGTTTGCTAGGATACCGATGTTAACACTATCATTGAAAATAGCGTAGTGTAAAAGGTAAGCAACAACAGTTGTAGACTTACCAGTCTGACGAGGGAGTTTTGCAATGTTAAACCTATTGTTATGGAAATCCATCAAGATGTCTTTCTGAAAATCATACATCTTGAAAGGTACTAGACCTTCATCCAAGTTAATAATTTGGATATACTTACATGCAAAATATAGAGGATCTTGCTTACACTTGATCCACTCTTCTACTTGTTTCTTTGTAAATTGTATCTCAGTACCTGCCTTCTTCAGGTTGGGGTTACCTAAGTATACATCATTTGATGTTGCCATTACATAGTACCATGTGATCTACGTATAGCACGTAGGTCTTCAAAATTCTTTTGCTTAGTACCACCATCGTATGACCAAGCATACCCTTCGGTGATCATCTGTTCATTCAATGAAAACTCATCATCGCCAATGTAGAGCCAACCAAGAAGCCTACCATACTTCCCAACGCCACCCTTAAGTTCAGTTCTAATAACGAGTTCTTCATCACC